CTTGAAAATCCCACATTTTAAATGGTATTAATCCTTCATCAAGACTAACAATTTTTACATATGTTTTTGCAAAATATAAAGGATCTTTGGAACATTTAATAAATTCCTTAATTTGATCCTTTGTGAAATCTTGCTTTACGTTAGCCTTTTTTAAATTTGGATTACCAAGATATACTTCACCACTTCTCATAATATTAACAATTCCAAGCTCTCAATGATTTATTAATCCTACTGTCTGGATCTCGTGCTGTTTTGGCGCTAGTCAACTTCGATTTCATCCCACTCATTCTCGCACAAAAACTCTTCCTGCGGGGATTTCCAACCTTTTTTGAAGGTGATTTGAGGTCGCTTCCAGGATTATCTGCTTCGTAAGATTTTCGTCCTTTTTCATTTAGACCTCCCTCTGAATTTTTACCAGAAGAACGTTGCCATGCAGCACTTTCGCTATAGTCTGCTGCTGCTTTTAGATTATGATCAGATAAAAATTCTTTGTATGACTTCATATCAACCACCTACAATTTGAACTTCTTCTAAAATCAGTCCATTCGCACCAGCAATGATTTTTACACATCTATGCGCATATGCCTGAACATCAGATCCAGTGTAGGTGTAATTACTAGTTGCAGCAGACGAATTTATATCGGTGGTGATTGTATTACTAGTTGCAGCAGTAATCTTTTTGCCAGAACTAGCAGCAGATTCAAATGCAGAAGGAAGAACAGATACACTATCTACGATTGCAATATAGTCATTAACACTGAAAGAGTGTGTATCGCCAGTTAAACCAACACCACGATCACCAAAGGTATATACTGCAGTAGCAGAATCAGTTGCTCCAGTGATACCTGCTCTTCCAGGTTTTCCACCCTGTAGAAGAAGACCCTCCGTAATATCCTGATTGAGTTGAATTACTGGACCATCATTAAATTGAACTGTTGTTGAACCTTGATGAGGGATAACTCTGTAAATACCAGTTTTTATAATTAAAAATACTGGAGTAGCATCGGCAATGGTAGTTGTACTCAATACGTTTAAAACAGACATTTAAATACTCCGCAAATAATTCTTTCCTATTTTTATTTAGTCTCTTTTGTATTTTGCTTCAGAATTTTTGCTAGATCTGATGTTGATCCAACAAACATAGTATTATTAACTGTAGTGGGATTTATTTTGGGAGTGTCATCAATATCTTTCATTTTTTTCTGAAGATCTATTAGTTTATCAGTAATATCGGCAACGTTTTTGATTCCTTGAAATGCTACTTCATATGCTCTTGGATGATCTGAACTTCTAGCAACATCTAAAATTCCATCTAGAGCTTCTTGACCTTTTATAACAAGATTATGTAAATGTGCTCTAGTTAGTTCATAGTCGTGCTGTAGTTCTGGTTTATCAATACTAATAATTTCCTTCGACATGTTAATAATTTCACTTTCCTTTGACATGTTAATAATTTCAGTAGGTTCAATATCAAAAATATTATCTAAACCTTCAAACGTATTCATATTGGTTCATCTGCTCCTGTTTGAGGATTCCATTTTTGTGCATCTGTAAATTCAGAGAATACTTCATTGAATCCAAAATCATCATCCGACTCAGCAGTTGAAGGATCTGGTTGTGCGGTATACCTTTGAACTCTAGGAGCATTTACGGTATCCATAGATGTATATGTATCGACAATAACTTTTTTGATTTGTGTAATATCTCTTACTGGTCCATATAAAAATGTCTTTGCTGTAAACTTCAACGTATAAATTAAAGTTCTTCTCTCATCCAAATCTCCCTCATAGTCATCTTTATATGTAACACTGTCTAAATTTATCAATACATCTTTAGTTTCATTTAATTGTGGTATTAATTGTATGGATACACTATACGAAGGTTGAAAAAATGGTAGAATTTGTTCTACAATTTGTAAAGCATCATCTTGATTTTTTGATAATATATTTAATTCAAAATCCAAATTATATGGAACTGGCATAAATGATTTCTTATCCTCAGTTCTCACACTCTGAGTTGGAGCAACTTTCCTACTAGGATCATATTGAAGTCCTATCAATTCAAAAGAAATTCTAGGAAGAGTAATCTGTACTTTCTGTTGAGTTGGATCTGGAGATTGCCTCAATCGAGATAAAAACTTCTCAGCAGATCCGTAAGCTAAAGGAACTTTCATTACCTCAGTTTTAGTATCAGATACTCTTCTTAACTGTATGTTATTAAATAGAGTTCCAAAACCAACAATAGTTTTTTTAAAAATTTCGTGATAAAAGTAAGTTCCTAGCATTAGAATGTATCTCCTAGATTTCCAATATTACCGAAAGGATTTTTTTCAGTAAAGTCAAGAATAATATCTCCTTGCACTTCAAAGTATTTATTCTGAGCTCCTTCAATTTCTCCTAAATTGTAAGAATCTAATATATTGATAGTCCATTGTGCTGAAGAAGTAACTCCTTTAACAACTTCATTATCTTTAAATCCTCCACTTAAATTATTTAGTATAAGTTTTCTTGTGGTTGAATTCCAAGAAACAACTTCCCCACTTACGGCTATTGGTGATCTTGAAATTGTAATACTAGGAGCAGTTATATATCCAGACCCTACAGTTATCCATGTTATCCCAGTAACTTGCCCAGAACTATTTACATTGACAGTTCCAGTTGCCTGCGTTCCTCCTTCAGGAGGAGCAGCAAAGATGACTGAAGGAGGACTTGATGGATTATAACCTTTCCCTGGATTAGAAATAGTAAATCCAGCATTATACGCTTGATGTGTATAGTAAGCTGTAGCATCATTAGACTTACCAAATATAGTTTCTCCTACAGTAAAATTACCAGTTCCTCCAGACGCAACAGTAAGATCTAATGTATATCCTTCTTCGTTTTCAATTTCATCCACATCAGTAATACCACTATTAAGATCTTCATGACTATATTGGAAGAGTTCGCATTTAATTTCCCAAACATATCCCTTTCCAAGTTGATAGAATGGTTTTTCGTGCTCAACAAAAGTAATTTGATATAAATCGCTTGCCCATGGAGTCCAAATTAAATCACCTTCATTTGGTCTTCCGTCAACTATTAAATCTGCACCAATAAAGGCTGGGGTATAGTCTTTAGAATGAATTGTTACTGGTGCTCCAGTATTATTTGCAGGCCAAATACCAGTAAATGTCCATTGTGCTCCTGGAGATGCAGTACCAGTAGCAGTTACAATGGTAGCAGTCAATCCACCATTAAATATAATTTCGTAATTTGATGGATTTGCTTGAATTGCTGGACCCCATTCAGGGTTACCTAATCCAACACTTACAGAATTTTGTGCGACAGTTGCTTGACCCTGATAATTCATAATACCAGCAACTTCAAATCCAATTTGAGGAGTTCCATCTACACTTGAAGCAAATCTTCTTCTTGAAACTATAAATGTAGTTTTATCTTCAATACGAATACCAAACTTACTCAATAAATCTCCTTGTCCTTCCCATCCATCTACAGTATTGCAATATGCTCTAATTAAATATGATCCATTAAAAGAAGACATAGTATCTTCGGTAAAAAGAGTATCTTCTTTTACCAAGGATCTTGGAATATAATATACGTCCTGTCCGTAAATATCAATCGACTCTGTAATTAAATCTGCTAAAAGATTTTGTTCTGAAGTTGTACCATTGAGTCTTAGACGACAACTTGGAACTGGATCGGGACTTTGTGTGCATGGAGATGAATTTGTCATGATATTAACCTATTAGATCTAATGGTGGAAGTTCAAAAGTACTTCTTAGTTCCTCTTTAATATCTTTAAGTTCTGCTTTTGCTTCTTCTAAAATTTTTCTTCCGTTCAAGGTCACACCACCAAGCATTTGAATTCCATCATATTTACTTAAATTTTGACCCCACTGTTCTTTAAATAGTGCCGTAACATAATCTTTTAACCAATGCTCATTGAAAGTTTTTGGATATAGTACGGGATCAACTGCCATTACACAATCAACTACAATATAATCTCCAACACCAAGTTCTCTCCAATCAATATCAGCATATAATTTATTTGTATTTGATGTATATCTAATTCTCTTATATAACCTTGAGTTTGTAATCCAGTCTAAAGTTTCCATATAATTTTGAACCATATAATAATGAAGTATCTGGTTATTTGTGAAAGCATAGATATCATTCAAAAATAATTGATATTTAATATTAAATATATTTCCTGGAATACTTGATGATGCACTCACTTGGGTAAAAATATTATCTACAGATAAAACACCAGGAGGAAGTTCTACATATTGATTTGATTCTGACCAAGCACTATTAGGTATACTAGTTGTACCACTAGCCAAAGTTTTCATCGCATCAGTAACTTCAATTTTGATTAAACTTCTATATGTTCCTTCATAATGAAATTCCTGAAAATGACTTATTGCCTCATCAATTAAATCTTCTAATTGCTCATCACAAACATTAACATCCACAGCTGGAAATCCAAGTCTCCTAAGACAATACGCTTTCAATTCTGCCCTTGTTGCTGGTTGTGATGAAGACATTTATATTTCCCTTGTTAGTTTAGTAGTGGTAAATATCTAATAGAAACATTATTAGTTCCTGTCGTTGGAGCAGATGTCAAAGTAACTACAGAACCAAAGGTAATTAAATTACCTATTGTAGATGCTGTATTTGCAACGGAAAGATTAATTTGAGTTCCAACGATAGTTGTAATTAGGGATCCAACACCAATTCCAGTTCCACTTACTCCCATTCCTGGAACTAATCCAGTTGTAGAAGCAACAGTTATAAAGGTATTTGTTCCAATTCCTCCAGTTGAAGTTTTGGTTGTCGTGTTGGTGTATGTGTATTCTGCTGTTGGTGCTAAGACAAGACCGTTGACAATTACAAAAATATCATCTACAGTTCTACCAGAATTTGCTGAGAATGCTGTTTTAGTTGCGTTTCCATTTTGATTAGATGTTGTATATACTGGAGTAATTGAAATATTTACAGACCCATTAAAAGAAACTCCGTTAATAGTTCTTGCTGTTTGAAGTATTGTTGCTGTTGCAGCATTACCAGTAGTATTTTGGTTAAGTGTTGGGAAGGTACAGTTGGTTAATGTTCCTGATGAAGGAGTTCCTAATACTGGAGTTACTAGAGTTGGACTTGTTGCAAATACAAGTGATCCAGTTCCAGTCTCATCTGTAACTGCTGATATTAAGTTTGCACTTGAAGGAGTTGCTAAAAATGTAGCAACGTTAGCAGCAAGACCAGAGATACCTGTAGAAACAGGAAGTCCAGTACAACTAGTAAGAGTACCAGATTGTGGAGTTCCTAATACTGGAGTAACTAGTGTAGGACTTGTTGCAAATACATTAGCACCAGTACCAGTCTCATCGGTAAGTGCTGTTAATAGTTGTAGTGATGTAAAAGAACCTAATACTGCTGCATTACCAACAGAGGTTATGTGTCCCGTTAGATTGGCATTAGTGGTTACTGTTGCAGCATTACCAGTACAAGAACCAGAAACGTTTCCAGTTACGTTTCCTGTAAGTGATGCAGTTATAACACCAGCAGTGAAGTTGCCTGATGCGTCTCTAGCAACAATAGTATTTGCTGAATTATTGTTTGATGCGTTTGAGGTGATCGTTGGGTTTCCAAGAATGCCATCAGCATTACTTATTGAGAATCCAGTTCCAGAAATAGCAATACTTCTAGTTACTGCTGTACCATCTCCAGATCTAATTATAATTCCTGTGGTGGTTAATCCTGCGACTGCAGTTAGATCTACATCTAAACCTTGAGCATCAGTTATACCATATCCAGCAATAGTAGTTGGATTTGTTCCTGATGTTACAAGACCTTTAGTATTTACCGTAACTGATCGGTAGGTTCCAGCAGAAGCAACAGTGGCAAGAGTTAATGCTGCAGAAACATTTCCAGAACCACTAACACTCATAGATCCAGTAGCATCACCAGTGAAAGAAAGTGTTCTAGCAGTTGTCCACTGTCTAGCATCTCTGATAGTACCAACAATATCAGCATTATTGAATGTTGCTGTTGCGTTAACAGTTAACGTGTCAGTAACCTCATTACCAATAATGCTATTTCCTCTCACTGTTAAATTACCTTCAGTTAGAATATTACCATCCGAAGAACCAACAGTGAACTTAGTTGAAGTACCATTAGTAATGGTAAAATCTTCTCCAGCACCAGCAGATCCAACAATAGTAATACCTGCATTTGCAGTAATTAGACTCGTAACCGCAAGAGTAGAACTTAGAGTAGTAGCACCAGTAACTCCTAAAGATCCTGTTAGAGTGGTATTACCTCCAACTCTTAGTTGCTTGGTTATTGCTATGCCACCAGCAGTGTTAATTGATGCCGTTAAAGATGTTGCGGTTGCAGCATCGGCCGTATTTGACTGACTAATAACACCGTTATATGATTGAGCACCAGAGTAAGTTACTCCACCAGATATTACAGAAGATCCAAATACTCTTAAGTCTCCACCAATCGCAACGTTGCCAGAAATACCAGCACCCCCAGTAACTCTAAGTGCTCCGTCTGAAGCATATGTTTCACCAATTACAGTTTGAGCAGTACCAGAAGTTACTGAGGTAACACCAGAAACACTAAGAATATCATCGATAGTAACTGTTCCACCAGCAGAATCAATAGTTAGATTGCCAGTTGAAGTGTCAATTTCATTATCTCCAGCAATACCAATACGAATATTGTCAGTAGTAGCTCCGGCATTCGCATCAAGAAGACCAGTTAGGGTTGTCGTTCCACCAACGTTGAGATTTTCTGAAATGCCAGCACCACCAGTAACGATTAGAGCTCCTGATGTAGATGATATTGATGTAGTTCCTGCGCTTAAGTTTAATCTACCAGCAAAAATTCTTGCATCAGTACCAGAGAATATTTCTGAACTATTTGTAGCATTCTCTAGAAGACGATAACCAGATGAAGAATCATCCCATCCAAAGAAACCTAACTTAGCAGATACATCAAAATATCTAAATTCAATACCACGATCTTTGTTATCGTCTGAAGCTGGTGCAGTATCTCCACCAAGAGTTAATACTGGATCATCCACCGTGAGTGTGGTTGCATTTACGGTTGTTGTAGTTCCATTAACAGTCAGGTTTCCAGTAATAACAGTATTAGCATTTCTTAGTGTTACCGTACCAGTTGTAGCACCAATAGTAAGAGCGGTTGCTGCCCCAGCAAAATTTACTGTTGATGCTGTTGCATTGATTAAATTAAATGTGGTTTGAGATGTAGTAATATCTCCACCATTAACGGCAAGATCGCCAGTGAGAGTTGTATCTCCACCAACTCTAAGTTGATTATTGATACTTGCACCACCAGCAGATACAACTAAAGCACCAGATCCAAGTGCAGATGCATCAGTGTTCTTCGAGAATGTTACTACATCTTGAACTCCAAGAGTACCAACAATAGTGGTATTACCAGAAGAAGAATCGACAGTGAACTTATCTACTGAAGAACCATTTTGAATTTTGAATAGTTCTGTTGCTGCTGTGTTAGAACCAACGATAGTTACATTACTATTGAGAGTTGTGTTTCCTGTAATCGTTGTGGCACCACCAACTCTGAGTTGATTATTGATAGAAGCTCCACCAGGAGATACAACTAAAGCACCAGATCCAAGTGAAGATGCGTCGGTTGCGTTGGATGTGGTGATGATACCAATAGTAGTAACTGCACCTGTAGATGAAGTAACGTTAAATTTAAATGGTGTAATACCATCATTGTCAACTGAGATATTACCTTTGAAAATAGTATTTCCACTGTAACTAACAGCACCATCTACGTCAAACTGACCGTAGATTTTGAGGTCTCCACCAACGATAAGACCCTTAGCAAAAGAAGCACCACCATCAACTTTAAGAGCACCGTAGGTTACCAATGATGCGTATGCAGTACCAGCAATCGCGCCAGTAACATTATTAATTGCAGTATTTTGAATATTGACGACTGATGCTGATTGTGTATTTAAATCACCAGTAAGAGTTGTTACACCAGTAACATTAAGAGTGGAAGATAGTGTAGAGGCACTAGTAACTCCAAGAGTTCCTGAAATAGTGGTATTACCAGAAGAAGAATCTACTATAAATTTATCGACAGACGAAGCATTTTTAATCTTAAAGTATTCGGTTGCAGCAGTATCAGAACCAACAATAGTTACGTTCTTGTTTAAGGTCACATTATCGGTGACGCCTAGAGTGCCTTGTAAGGTCGTGTTACCAGCAATGTTCGCAGTTCCACCAACCCATAGGTTCTGACTGATTCCTGTGCCTCCTGTGACTACCAGAGTGCCTGATGTGGTGCTAGTTGAACCAGTGTTACTACTGAGGGCAAGGTTGCCAGCAATAATACCAGCATCAGTACCAGTAAAGACTTCAGAAGTATTTGTTGCATTGTAGAGAAAACGATAACCACCAGTAGTTCCTGCTAAGGTTGCATATGAATCATCCCAACCATAGAAACCTAAACGTGCCTCAGAATCATAATAACGGAACTCAACACCACGGTCCTTATTATCATCAACAATAGGAGCAGTATCTCCACCAAGAGAAATGATTGGGTCATCAACCGTCATTGTTGTTGAGTTGACCGTAACTGTAGTTCCATCAACTTGGAGATTACCTTTAATCTGAACTGAACCAGTATTATCACCAACTCCAGCAGGGTCAATTACAATTGTAGAATTAGTTGAACTAATTGTATTTGCAGCAAAATAGAAATCTTCAACTCTTACATCAGCAGAAGAAGAGATGATAGAAATTTGCTGTGCCGCAGATAAAGTTAATGTAGAAACTGTAGATGTAATTTCTACAGTTTCATCAGCTCTTAGTTCTACACCTGCAGTAGAAATATTAACATGCCCATTTGAATCAACATCAAAGTCTTCCTGATCGAATGATGCAAGACCCTTCTGTCGAGTTGTAACGAGTCCTAGATCTCTCCAAGATACTGTTCCATCTGAAGCATCTCCAGAAGTATGTGTTGGAGCAGTAGCACCTGAAGTTCCTGTGTTGAGTGCTTGATATAATCTTCCTCCATTCGTTACTTTTACATATCTGGCATATGAAGTTGAAGTTATCCAAGCAGCTGCGGTTGTTCCCTCTACTGCGGTAGCAATGGGAAAATCTTCTGCTGCAGTAAATCTACCAACTGCATCCACCGTAAATTTAGTTGCTTTTATCGTTTGTGATGCACTTGCAATGCTAGGAGTATTATATGTTCCTGCTGTAACTGTAGTGTTAATAAGATCTAATATTGGATTCCCAGCAACACCAGAACCATTTGTTATTGAAATTCTACCAGCAGTTCCAGTAATAGTTCTAGTGGCAATATTGCCATCAGATACTCTAGTGAGAATTCCTGTAGTAGTTAGATCTGCAATTCCTTGAAGGTCTCTATCATATGCTTGTGCGGATGAACCTTCAGTCGTACCATTTAATCCATAATCAGTAATATTAGTTGGATTTGATGCTGTAGTAATTCTTCCTCTGGCATCTACAGTGACTTTTGTATAAGTTCCCGTGCTGTTAATCGTTCCATCATAATGGGGAAGAGTTGGAATAATCTGTAAGTTTGTTGTTAAATTTAAGTTTGCAGATCCATCAAAAGTAGCAGAAGCAGTTACATCTCCAGTTAAAGCAATTTGTCTGGAGTTTGCAAGGCGAGTAGAAGTCGCAGCATTACCAATCAAAGACCCTGTGATAGCTCCTGCTTGGAAATTACCATCAGCATCTCTTTGAATTAATGTATTGGGACTATTGCTAATAGATTCTGGCGGCCTTTCATATTTTAATGAGTTCCACGAGGTAACACCGTCTCCAATTTTAATACGACCAGTATCAATTTCTATACCGAGTTCACCAATAGCCAACGTTGGATTTACGTTGGCCCATTCTTGAGCGGATCCTCTTCTTAATTGAATTCTATTTGCCATTGGTTACCAAAATACGTTTTTACGTAACTATTCTCTTTATGTATTTATAAAAAAAACAGGGAGGTACTCCTCCCTGCCATATCAATCTGGTTGAGATACTGAGGAATCCTCTATATCTACTTCCTGATCTTCTTTAGTTACATATTCTAAAGCTTCGATAGCTCCCAATAACTTCAATGCTACAGTTTCATTTTCTTTGATTTTTTGTGATAACTCTTGATTTGTATTGACTAACGTTTGGTATCTTTCTTTGAACTGAACGATCAATTCTTCTGGTGTAGATTTTTCAATTGTCATTAATTTTCTCCTGTACTAATAATTTAAGTAATGATTTAATTTCCTTCATGTCTAAAGATATAGAATCTACATCGGTTTTTAATTTTTCCAATTCCTCTTTATCTTTTTTCATGCGAAGGTAATTACTGAGGTAGTTTTCATACTCAGTGTTGTTAGTATTTATTATAGCATTAGTAGCGTTGTGTCTAACTAATTTATGATGATTTTCTATTTTGGTATATGACATAATTAACTTGCTGTTGCGATTGCTCTAAAATATTTAAACTGTGGAACTATAGCTTGATTTGTTGATGACATGCAAATTTTAATTTGGAATTTTACAAATTCTAATCCAGATACAGTATATTCATATGATTTAAATTGATAATCATTTGTGGGAATTACTGTGGTGTCAGATCCACCGTCACCATTGAAGAATGACCAAGAAATTGTATTTTCTCTTCCAGTAAATCCAGGCGGTACAACACGATATAATACTCTAAAATTTGATTCTCCTGGTCTGTAGGCATCAAAATAAACCTTAATTGATCTAGATATTTGATTATCTAGAGGAACTATTCTAGTAATATATACTGCGTCGTGAGGATCACCGACATAATTTTCTGCTTTTTCCCAATCATCTGGATTATTAATCCTATTAGATGTAGTGATAATACTACATCTATCTAAATCTACAACTGGAGATATTAAATCAGTTTCACTATCAAGAAGAAGTTCTAGTGTGAATGATTTTTGACCAGCAATTTTAGATTCTTCATTTCTAGAAGACAGAATTAATTTCTGACCCTCTAAGTAATTTACACTATTTAAAGTAACAGGTACATATTCACCATCATTAACAAAAGAAGCTTCTGAAGAACTTCCATTATTGATAGAAGTGCCAGTAATAGTATTAATTCTGGCATTAATTTTAGTTTTTGACTGTTGGACAGTTTGAATTGATGGTGTTATGTACTCAAAAGGTATATTTTGACTAGCGAATACGTTTGTCCCTCCACCATTTATTCCTGCGGTGGATACTGAAGAACACTGCAATTTATATGAATCTAATGTTGGATTGATAATTGTCTCATGAATCTTATTAATTTCTGTCAAAGGAATTCCATCCAAATTATAACATTGAACAAATGAACCTTCTGAATGTGCAGATGCAACTGTACTATCTAATCCTCTACCCGAAGACTTTATAGTAATTGTAGTTCCATCATTTCCAATTGCAGTGTAGGCTAAGATTTCACTATTAAGTTTCAAATATCCAGGATTATCAGTACCAATTGGCAATCCATTAATTACAGTATGAAATGCAGATGCATCTGCAACTGTCAATGATAAATCTGTAGAAGTAACTGTAGTTCTTAATAATGTTGATGGAATTTCTGACAAAACACCAGAGATTACAACTTGATTAGTTGCATCATTCATTCCATGATTACCATGTAAAATTTCAATTGTTTTTGATGGTGATGAGTATGATGGAGTTAGACTTAAATACTTTTGTAAAGAATCTCCAGAATATGTGGTAAGAGCAAAATTTACAGTTCCAGAAATAGAAGGCGAAGTTTGTGAAATTGACTCACCAGTGCTAAATTGATTCGACACATAATTAACACTCAAAACACTGGTTGATGAGTTCCACGCAGTTACAATAGCAGTAGATCCACTTGTACCTCCAGTTACAATTTTACCAACACTAAAAGAACCTGAAGGTGTAGTAATTTTAATTGATCCTATTGCTT